GCCACATCAGCGTTAGATGCCACAGTACCGCCAATAGTAGATGGATACCAAACTCCGTTTATACCAACCCAAAACTTACCAGTAGTGCCAGAAGCATCCCACGCAAGTGAGATTACATCGCCAGCAACCCAAGTTGATGACGTTGAAAGTGATGCGGTATTACTTGCACCAACATAATAATTAACATTTGCGGCACTTCCATTTGTCACAAAGAATGTTGAAGCAGTAGTGACTGATGCAGTATCAGGAGCAGTTGTTTCAACTAAACCAATACCCCACGGCCTATCAGTATTACTTCCTACGCAAGTCATTTCCATATAGAAATAACCGCTTGATGGACTAATTGTTGAAAGACCAGTTGCGTATGCAGTTGCACTACTACTTGCAAGAGAAAGATTACCGTTTGAAAGGGTAGCAGTAGACTTCTTTTTAAGAGGATTCAGCGTGGCGTAATTTCCCCGCACAGTCCCACCCACACCAGTATCAGTTCCATACGATGTTGGTGAATCAACAAGAGAGTCATTACCCGCACCCGCAGTCACGCTGAAGTTATTAGGTGTCCAGTTGTTGCCGTTACCTGAAGAGTCTTTTCCAAGCGTTGTTGATGTGTTGTTGCTGTTGTCTGAGAAATTTAATTCAAACCCATTTGTCCCGTATGCGCCTGAGTAGGCTTTAGGTTGCCATACGCCTGTGTCTGCGTTGGTTTCGCCAAATGATGAGGGGGTTAAGGCTTGACCATCAATGAAGTTGGTTTCAGTTAAATACGCCGACAAGTAACCATCAGAGGGGCTATTGACATACCGACCATAGTTTTGTTCTAAGGCATCATTGATTGCCAAATTAGAAATGTTTTGTGTTGGATATGTTGCAGTATCAAAGGCAGTTATTTGAGTGCCGTTGACATAAATCTTTACTCGGTTTGACGATGTTGCTTGTGTAGTGTCTTGGGCAACAACAATGTGATACCAAGCAGATGGGTCACGAAATACTTGGGTTGTTGTTAAACGAATAACCTCTGTGTTGCCTGAGTCAACACTTCTAAAATCCATCTTGTCTGATGAATTAAAAATAATGTAAGCCCTTGGAGAAGTAGCACCCGCAGAATAAATTGGATTAAATGCACCTAATGCGCCACGCTTTACCCATGCACTCAAAGTCCAAGTTTGCTTATTACCCGCACTCGCAGGGGTACGATTCAGATAAGCCGTGTCTGCGCTATTAAAGCGCAAACTGCGTGAGATTTGATAGCCGCCACTAGGACGGGTAAATAGTTCGTTTTTAGCCGCAAACATTATGCAAACGCCTGTGCGTATGTGCCAAACCAGCTTGTGCCGTTAGCCACAAAGGTCAAAATATCAATGGCTGATGCGGATGCTGTAATTGTGGGCGCAGTCCCTGCGGGCCATTTTACCGATGTAAACACCGCTGTACCACTTCCTCCAGATGCTTGGGTCACAATCAATATGAACGATTTACCCGCAGTAGCTGTTGGCATTGTGAACGTACAAGCAGTTGACGCTGTTAATGTTACTGTCTGAACAGTTCCGCTTGTCAAAGACAGCGTGTTAGAAGATGTAACCGTACCAATTGCCACCACGCTCTCAACGTAGTTGGTGACTGTTGGGTTGGTCAAAGCGGCATCTGTTCCAAACACCAAAGCGCCTGTGCCTGTCTCGCCAGTAACTGCCGCTGCTAAGTTTGCACTAGATGGTGTTCCTAAGAACGTGGCTACGCCTGCACCAAAAGATGTAATGCCTGTGCCGCCGTTGGCTACAGGGAGCGTGCCAGTAACGTTAGTTGCAGCGTTTACAAACGTTGTTGATGTTGTTCCTGTTCCGCCGTTAGCAATTGCTAACGTACCCGCAACAGTAACCGCGCCAGACGTAGCAGTGGAAGGTGTCAGACCTGTGGAGCCAAAGCTAATTGTTGTAACACCGTCAGCCGTACTAGAAGCTGCTTTAACAATATCTGTGCCGTTGTAGTACACAAAGCATTTTTCGCCAACCGCAACCGATACGCCGGTTTGCCCGTAGGCTTTAAAAGTTACGATGTCACCTGTTGCGGCGTTGTCTACCAAATAAATCTTGCTGTAAGGAGCCGCGCCAGCGGAACCAAACGTAATAATTTTAGGAGTTGTCAACGTGCCCGTCACACGCACAACTGCGTATTGCGCAGAGGTACTGGTAATGTTTGTAGAAGACGCGTTACCAATAGTGTTAACCAAGGTAACTGCGCCGTCACCGTTGAAAGTGGTTGTGCCTGCAATAGCAATATCTACGTATTCGGTAATACCGTTGTTGACAACGTTACCCCACGTACCTGTAAGATCGCCCTGTGTGGGGGTGACTAAATCTAAGAGTGCTGTATCTGCTGCCATTTATAACTCCTATGTTGGAATATCTGTCCATCCGGGGTCTTGTGTCGTGCCCACATCACCCCAATTCGGTGACTGTGTTGTACTCACATCGCCCCAACCCGGTGTCTGTGAATCATTAATCACTGTCCACCCCCGAATAAATACAGTTCCAATCTGTCCAGTACCTTGTACCCCAACTGGGATAACAATATCATTGACTTTAACTGAAACTGTGCCAATCTGTCCAGTGCCCTGAACGCCAGTTAAAGTTTTAATTACCTTTGCAACTGCCGTTCCAACACTACCCGTACCCACCACACCTGTTGGCGATGCTCCGCCGTTATAAACAAGCGTTACGCTACCAACAGAACCTAAACCTTGAACACCCGTTGGAATGATGGTTTCGCTCACATTGATCTGAACGCTACCAACACTACCCGTACCTAACACCCCAGCAGGTGTGAACTGAACATACGGAACCGCCGTACCTACAGCGCCTGTACCTTGCACCCCAGTAACCGTAATTGACTTACCGATTCGCAGTACCGGCGCACCAATCTGACCCGTACCTACAATACCAATTGGGATAATGAAATCATCAACGTTGACTTCAAAGTTACCAATCTGCCCAACACCCTGCACACCTGTTGGCGTGAAAACGACTGTAGCCCTTACATCACCAATAGACCCGTTAGCCACCACGCCCGTAAGCGTGAAGTTAACTTTTGGCAGGGTTGTGCCAATCTGACCTGTAGCAGAAACGCCTGTGGGTACAAACGTAACCGATACCGAAATCCCAACTGTTCCAACAGCACCTGTACCCTGTACAGAAACGCTGCCCGTGCCCCAAGGAGACTCACCCCACGCTTGGCTACCCCAGCCGCTAAGCGGCAAGACTTTGCCTATGCCGCCCCAAGCGTTATACCCCCAAGGACGATCACCCCAGCCGGATGCCACACTAACTCACTTACGCAATACGGATAATTGCAGTAGCAGCCGCAGCAACAGGGAACTGAATCGTAAAGTCGCCAGAGCTAACTTGTTGATCGCCACTGAAGCTCAAGACTGCGCAAGCTGCGCCAGACGCTGTTGAGTTATAAATCAATGCTCCAGACGTTGTAAACGTGGCGGAAGTCCATGTGGTATCCGCAAAGTCACAAATAGCAGTCGTGCCGTCAGCGACAGGTGTAGCAGACACCAACGTATTGCCGGTCTGCGTGTAACCCGTTGCGGTGGGCAGTTGATCTGCACCCATACCGGAGTAGTTAGTCGTAGCCGCGCCAAACGTGCCGGAGCCAGAAGCCGTGGATACAAACAAGGCAATCTTGAATGTGTCGCCGGTGCTTGCCGTAAAGTCGTGTACAGCTTTAAGGATTTCTACCTTGAAGCTGGTGGGCATTGCCGTAGTGATAGTAATAGCCATGTTATATCTCCAAGAGAGTTACAAGTTCAGAATGCCCCGATTCGCGGAGTTTATTAGCCAGAGTCGTGTTATTAGACTCAATTGCGCGTTTCATGTAGAACACCAACACACCACGGATGTGTTCACGAAAAGCTTGCGCCTGATCGCGAATGGCCGGATGGGACTGATCCCCAACATAGATAATTCGGTTTAATGCTTGCTCTGCAAGCTCTTCGGGGTTGAACCCACGATGGCTCACTGCGTGAACCAGCACGTCGCCAATGTCGCCAGATGATGTTGCTGCAAACATTAGTTTGAACTCCTAATAAGAGCCGCCGTAGCGGTGTTTGCGGGCATAGTAATTGTAAATGTACCGGTGGATGTTTTGTCAGAACCGAAGTCCAACACAGCAACGGATTTGTTACCTTGAGTCTCGTTATAGATTAACGCACATCTTGCGGTGATTGCGCCTGTCCATGAGATATTCGGGAAGCCTACATAGGCTGTGTATCCAGAAGTGTTGACTGTGATGGGTGTTAACTGTGCCCCACCAAGCGAATACGTACCAGTAGCCGCCACTTCATCAGTTGAACTGTAGACGGTTGTGTCTTCGTTCAGATTAGCGTTAGCCGTATACAGGGCAATCTTGATAACGTCAGTCGTCAGGTCATGAATACCTTGGTACAACTGCGCCTTAAAACTGGTGGTTTGAGTCTGGATAATTGACATATCAGGTTACTCTCTGACGGAATTGACCAGAACGGTAAGCGTCTTGACGCTCCATACCATCACCCAGACGTTTAGCCAATGCAAGCGCTTCCATGAACTTCTGGTTGTACAACTGCATCATGTCGGTTTCACCCTTCATGTAAGTGTAAGCCTCAACCAAAGATGCGTACAATAACACCGTATCAAAATTGTCGCCAAGCCACGAAGTAAAGGGTGCCACGGAAATGCTTGGTGGGTAGAAGTAGTAATGAAGTTCAGAACTGTATGATGCGTCGGGTGTTGGGCCAAGAATAAAAGTCAACTCTGCCGCATTAGACGACTGAGGGCCAAACAAAGCGTAGTACTTAGGGATCCCTGTATCTGTGGGCTGTGGGTATGCCTGCCGAATAAAGTTAACATCTTTGTTTAACAAATACTCGTACTCACCACTGGCGTTAATGACAGCCAATGAGTACACCGCCAAGAAATCCGAAGGACACTGCAAGTACTTGTTACTTGTAGTCATTGATCCCGTCACGTTCTTGCGAATCGAGGGGAACTGAACCGAGTTGTAAATACGCTGCTCAGCTTGCGTAACGAACACAGGGATATTAGCCACGAAATCTGCTTCCGTGTTCTCCGTGTACGCTTGGATCGCGTTGCTGAGTTCAGTGTAATTCATGCCATCGGGCCTCGGGCAATAGTTCCCTTGGTAGCGCATCCATTGCCACGGGTGACGATACCGGAAGTCTTAGTGGGTTCGTTACCCGCAGACTTGCTGATGTTGCCAATAGTTACATCATACTGATCGAGCTTGCTGCGGTTGGGGCCGGAACCGGGGTTCTCGGATATGCCCACGGGTTTACCGTCCATCGTATGTGGCTTGGCGTATGCAGAAGCAGGTAGATTGTTGATCTTGGCCATGATTAGCCTCCACGCTGGTTCATGACTTTAGCCATGCCGCGACCATACTTGAGCATCATCGCATCGGTCTTACCGCCCTTGTTAAGCTTTGTAGGCTTTTTGCCGGGGTGCATGTTTTTCTCGTGCTTGCCGACAGCAGACTTAATCATCTTCTTGTCTTGGGCTAAATCTTTCTTGTCCATATTAGACTCCTATGTAACGGTTACTGTAACTGTACCAACAAATGTCGTTGCCACCAAGTAGTTTGGCGTTAGTGCAACATCA